TTGTAACACCGTATTTAGCAAAAGCTACAACCATATTTTTAACTTTATCTTTAAAAGGAATACCGTTCTGCCCTGCAAGTGTCTTTTTGCACTCTTTTATGCAGTCCTCTACCAAATCGGGCGGTAAGATTGCCAAAATACGGCTTCTTAATCTTCTTGCACCGTCATTAGCTGTTCTCTCGTAAATATCACGCTGGCTTGTCAACTTTCTGCTGCCGTTTCGTGTTTCCATGATGTGCTTGACCGTAAAATTCTGGCTGGATACTGTATTTGTTTCCAAGTCCCAGGCGTATGCCTGCATCTCGGATTTTCCATCTTCGTGTGATAATTCTTTGATACCGTAATCGAGATTGCCGTAGCATCTTGCTAATTCCTCGGCAAATCTAATTGTCACTCCTGTTACAGTCTGTCCCCCTCGTGGATATGCAAAAAATGCTTTATCCGCAAAACCTTTACGCTGGCACGCTTCAATAGCTGTTGCATAGCAATTTGTATAATTTCTCGGAAACTGCTTTGCAAGTAACAATTTTCCCTGTGCTTCTGTTATTGCTCTGCTACTTTCAACTGCGACTGTACCTTGATTTATGTTGTTAAAAGGTACATGATTGTTGTTCTTAACGCTTACTTCATTCATGTTCTATTCCTCGCTTTCCTCTAATTCTTCAAAATGTTCTCTTATCTCTAATCCATCATCATCGCACCACTCGCACCATTCGTGTTCTTTCTCGTCAAAATATTCAAGTCCGGATGCGTTACAATAGTCCGGTTTTATACGGTTTTCATACTGAAACAAGTCATAGTTCCACAATGTATTAAGAACTTTCCAAGCCTGTTCAATGCTTTCAACTTCGACATAAAAGTTTTTAACCGCTCCTACTTGGCAATTATGCCAAACTCTTAATTTGCTCATTCGTTCTATTCTCCTTTTCTTCTTAATTCCTCAACTATTTTTGCCAAAACAATATATTTTTCTTCTAAGTCTGAAATTCTTCTATCTAAAACTTTACCGTTAGTTAAGCTGTTAGATGTAGCAGGAAGCCTTTCAACTTCAAAATCTTCTGCTTTAAAACCAAAAGAATTTTTAATCTGTTGCCACACATCAGAATACATAGCACCGTATGTTGTATATTCATCAATTTCAGCCGTAACCTTATTTTTATATGAAGAAACAAATCTATTCTCGCTTTTCGACAAAATACTTGAATTTAAGTTTTTACGCTTAAAACAATCTGTCATGCTATGTTCATTGTTTTTCTTTACATACTTATCAATAGCCACTCTTAAACGGCTTGTATTTAAAATTACAATATCCATATTATCTCCTTTTCTATTCATATTGTTTCTGTAACCAGTTTGGCAAACCAAGCGTGTTAATAGCACCATTGGTATAACCATACCAGTTCCCAGTTTCTAAACACTCTTTATAAATATTGAGATAAGTTCTATACATATCTCTGCCACTTTTCAAAAAATACTCATTTGCTTCAAGAATGTTTACTGCATACGGGGGTGTTTTTTCCTGTGCTATGAAGATTACAGAGTGTTCATAGCCTGTTACTTTATCCATAATGTCTTTATAAAATGCCATCTGTAGGTCGTACATCAAGTTGATTGCATCACGCATGAACTTGTCACTGCTGGCATCTGCACAAGATTTGTAATCAATAAGAATATGTGTATCTCCAACCTGTGTCTGACAGTCGGGACGGCACTTTACAGGTAATCCTGTTTCATCATCTTCCGTAAAGTAAGATGCTTCTTTTTTGCCTTTTAAAAGTTGGGGAACAAAAGGTGTACTGTATAACGCTTCTCTCATAGCTTTTATCTTTTCAAAATCATCAAGTGAAATTATATCTTTACCCTCGTTTTGGTCTTGAAATAAGAGCCACTGAGCCTTACCCTCTTTGGTTCTTTTGTTCACTTCGGGTGCTATCGCAAATTCCTCAGTGAACTTATCTTTTTCAAGAACATATTTATGTACGGCTCTGCCGAAAAGCAACGCCGGAGTATCTTCCTGTTCACTGTCTTTCCAGTAACGGAAGTGAGCCGGGGACTTTGCAATCTTCTTTAAGTCGGTACTGCTCACTCCCTCTCTTGCCCGATACTCCTTGTTACTTATTATTAAATCTTTCACGCATTCTCTCCATTTCTCTTGCTATTTTGTCAGCTTCTTCAATAGCAAGCTCTGTATTGAGTATTCTCAATATATTTTCTTTTGACGCATATTGTTCTGATTTTAAGTAATTTATTAAAGCATCAATGCGTGCCTGCTGTTCTACAAAAACATCATATAAAGTCTTTGTGATTGGTATAAAACCTTTAAGGTAATCTTCGTTTAACGAACTATCGACTTCTAAGATTTTCAGCAATGTTTCATCACTCAGAGTTCCATGTCTTAACAGCTCCACAGCAATGTCTATTTTTGTTGAATTGTAAATAAATTTATTATATAATAACTGATTTACTCCAAATTCAGTTTCCTCATTCCCTTTTACTTCAATATCACACATTTTCTTTCTCCTCTCTTATAATTGTCACTTCGTTACCGTTGTTGATAACTAAGCCTATTCTTAAAACTTTTGCCAGTTCTTCAATTTGAAATACCGACATTTCATTTATATCTTTTACTATCTTATTCATCTTCTACCTCTTCGATTTCACCATTTACCATAGTGTAAAAAGTATTTTCTTTGATTTTTTTGCCATCAACTCTTACCATCTTTGCTCCCTTGAGCGACCATAATTCCGGTGTCCAGTAATTATTTTCGTCACCCTCCCAATCAGCTAATACAAGATAAGAGCCTATGACGCCCTTTGTTTTTCCGTGATAACCCCAAGCAACAGCTATACTGTTTTCGCATTCTGCTGATGATACCGAACAATACCCGGTTGCTGATGATACCGAACAATACCCGGTTGCTGAGGATGCTCCGTAATCTCCGGTTGCTGAGGATGCTCCGTAATTTCCTGTCGCTGAGGATGCTCCTTTATATCCGGTTGCTGAGGATGCTCCGTAATTTCCTGTCGCTGAGGATGCTCCTTTATATCCGGTTGCTGAGGATGCTCCGTAATTTCCTGTCGCTGATGATGCTCCGTAATCTCCGGTTGCTGAGGATGCTCCGTAATTTCCTGTCGCTGATGATGCTCCGTAATCTCCGGTTGCTGATGATGCTCCGTAATCTCCGGTTGCTGATGATGCTCCGTAATCTCCGGTTGCTGAGGATGCTCCTTTATATCCGGTTGCTGAGGATGCTCCGTAATCTCCGGTTGCTGAGGATGCTCTTTTATATCCGGTCGCTGATGATGCTCCGTAATCTCCTGTCGCATCATTTTCTTTATTTGTTCTTTTAGTTGTGTATTCAATAGCCGCTTTGACAATGCCTGCAATATTGATTGATGCACCTATTTTAATTTTGGATGATGCAACTTTGCTGTCACCATCACTGCGGCTAATTTCTCCATCCTGTTCTACCTCGTGATATACGC